TCCTGCGTCCGCGCTCGGCGCAGCGCACGACATCGGGCACGTTCACCGACTCGTGCGGCAAGCCCGTCGGCTTCTGAGGTACGCTCGACGGCATGTCCTCGGGCGTCGAAGTCGACACAAGCGAGCTTGACCGCGAGCTAAAGCGGCTCGGCCGGCGGATGATCGACTACTCGCCGATCACGCCCGTCATGGCCGAGATCCTCGTCGGGTACGTCAACGACGAATGGGACTCGGCCGGGCGCGGACGATGGCCGGCGCTCGCGGAGAGCACGAAGAAGAAGCGCCGCGGCACGAGCTACCAGATCCTAAAAGACACCGGCCGGGCCGCCGCCTCCGTGCGCGGCGACAGCGACCACGAGAGTGCGTCCGCGGTGACCGACACGAGCTATATGGTCTACCACGTGAGCGATCAACCCCGGACCATGATCCCCCAGCGCGATCCGTTCGACGTGCTCGATGTGGCGTGGCCGGAGATCGAAGAGCTCTTGATCGATCACATCGCAGGCGAGAAGGGTTGATCCATGCCCGCAGGCTTCGAGCGCATCCTCGGCAAACGCGCGATCCTCTCCGCCCTTGGTCCGCTCGCCGGTACGCGTGCGACGGGCGACGTCACCGCGACCGCGAGCGGCGCCGACGTCGTGCTGCCGCCGTTCACGTACGGCGTGCCGATCATCGGCGGGCAGGCGGTGTACGCCCGCATGGTGAAGACGCTTCCGACGAACGCCATCACCGAGGAGCCCGAAGGAACGACCGTCACGAGCAGCGGCACCGCCGTCGCCGTGCGCGCCGTCTGCGGCGGCCCGTCCGGAAACCTGCTCGCGGGCACGCCGATCATCTGGCAACCGCTCCCGTCCGGCATCCTGGCGCGCGGCGAAGTCGCGGTGGGCGGCATCACCGGCGGCGTCGCGTCCTCGGGCGCGGGCTCCTGTGCGCGCGTGGTCGCCTTCGAGGGGCTCGGCGCCGACGCCGCTAGAGCTCTATGGGAAGCGCAGGGCGAAGGCTTCCCGGCCGTCGTCGTGTCGCGCATGGGCTCGCGGCCGTCGCAGTGGGCCTCGGCGCGATCGCAGCGGCGGGCGCACGGCTTCCAAATCGGCGTGTTCTCGGCGCACTACGCCGGCAACGACGAGCGCTCCGAGGAGGGCGAGCACCTGCTCGACGAGATCGGGAAGATCCTCGAAGGTCTCGAGGACGTCGACGGCGAGATCTTCTCGGGCCCCGGCTGCGAGCTCGGCGTCGAGCAACGGATCCAGCGCAGCCCGAACGCTCACGTGTGGATGATCGAGGCGACGATCCATTACGGCATCCCCGCGACCGACGCGCGGCTGACCGACGGCGTCTCGTGGCAGGCATGGGAGACGACGCGGACCCGGACGGCCGAGCCGGCGACCGACACGCAAGATCCGGTCGTGCTCGTCGACACCACACACGAGCAAGAGCAATAGGGCCCGGCCTTGCGCTACGCTGCCGGGCATGTCCTGGTTTTCCAAGATGCTCGACAAGCTCGCGCCCGCCCGTGTGGTCCTGCGCGCCATCCGGACTCGCGGGCCTTCGCGGGTCGTATACGCGTCCGCCTATATGTCGGGCGGCGCCGAAAATCCCTCACGACCTCTGCCGATTTCGCCCGGCCTCGTGCCGCTCCCGCCGTGCACCATTTGCGGCGAGGACATTTGCGGCCACGAGCGCGTCTGTGAAGCGGTCCCGGGCGGCGCGGTGCGCATCGGGATCGACGTGCCAGCGGATGGCGTGATGCGCGAGTTCGTCCTCGGCGAGGTGGCGTGATGCCCCCGCTGCACCATGCGCCGCCACCGGCGCCCGCCCCGTGCGACCTCGTGCTGTTCGTGTCCTGCGTGACCGACAAGCCCGTGACGCGTCTGCCGCTGCCCGGCGCCAAGCGCGGCGGCACCACCATCATCGGGGCGCAACGCGTCGAAGGTCGGCTGCGATACGACGAAGACGCGGTGATCGGGCTCACGCGCGCCGAGGTCGAAGCGCACGGCAAGATCTACCGGCGCACGATCGCGGAAGGGAACCTGCGCGCGCGCACGCGCCAGGACTTCGCCGCGTACCGGAAGGCGCAGAAGGAGCGGCAGGCGACGACCATCGCCGAGAACGAAAAGGCGGCGAAGGATGCCGCGCAGAGCAACGGGCCGGCGGCGCCGGCCGGAGGTGATCGATCGTGATGTCCGTGTTCATGTCTGCGGCGGCTCCCGGCTGGAGCACGGCGCACTGGCTCCTGCTCGCCTTGGGCGTGCTGTTCGCAGCGCTGCCCGCGCTCGGCCTCTTGTTGGCCATCGACCCCACGCTGCGCCGGCCTGGCGTCGGCGTCCTGATCAACCTGCGCACGGGGGCATCCTCCGCGGCCGGCGGCGAGATCCGGTACCTGCTGCTCGGCGTGAAGAACACCGCGAACGGCACCGGCACGATCGAGACGCTGTACGAGGACGTCGCGAACGCCGACGAGGTCGGCACCCGCGCCGGTGTCGGCGGGCTGACGCATCTCGCGGCGCAGCGGCTCTTCGAGGAAAACCCAACCGCGAGCGTGGATCTCATCCTCATGGATGCCCCCTCGGGCAACGCCGCGGCGGGGACGATCACCTTCGACGACAGCACGCCCGTCACCGTCGATCAGGTCGTCACCGCGACGATCTGCGGGCGCACCATCCTTTCCGACTGGTTCGCGGGCGAGACGGACATCGAGGCGGCAACGCGACTCGTGTCGAAGATCAACGCGGCGACGAAGCGCGTCCCCGTCACCGCGGCGAACGGCGGCGGTACCCTCGCCGTCGTCACGCTCACGGCGAAGAGCAAAGGGAAGTGGGGCCTCGACGTCTCGTACGATTGCGAGCTGTCCGACGGCACCGGCGGCGCGGTCACGACGGCGGCGGCGAACCTCACCGGCGGCACCACCGAGCCCGACGCGCAAAACTCGCTCGACCTCGTGCTCGCGCGCGAATACCGGCTCATCGTCCCATGCCTGTCGAACGCCGACCTGGCGACCGCGACGACGGCTTCGAACATGGGGCTGATCAAGGCGCACATCTCGGGCAACAACTCCGGGATCGGCGCGCTCTTGCAGACGGCGCACACGGGCTGCACCGACAGCACGACGAACGCTAAGGCGATGAGCAATCAGCACGGCTTCGAGTATTTCTCGCACCACCTGTGCCGCGGCGGGCAGTCGCTCCCGGCCGAGTGGGGCGCGGCGATCGCGGGCATGTACGGCCGCGAGATCCGCAGCGACGCGAACCATCCCTTCGTGCTCGCCGAGTTCAAAGACTCCACGGAGATCTACGGCTCGGCCGACATCAACGGCGATCAGCTCACGGCGGCCGAGATCGAGGATCTGCTGACGTCGGGCGTCGCGTACATCGACTACACCGCGCAGCGGCGGCCCCGCCTCGCGCGCCCCATCACGACCTACTTCGAGGACAGCGACGGCACCGGGGACGATCGCGTGCTCGACGTCTCCAAGGTCTTCGGGATGATCGCGGTCGGCTCCGACCTGCGCGTGCAGGTGCAGCGCGAGTTTCGAGGGAAGAAGCTCCTGCCGGCGCTGCCGTCCGGCCGCACGCCGATCCCACCCAACATCGTCGAGGAGAAGGACGCCAAGGCGTTCATCCTCGCCCGCCTTCGCTCGCAGTGGGTTGGCGCGGGCGTCGTCAACGGCGTGAAGCTCGACGAGGTCGTGGAAGACGAGAGCCTGATCGTCCGCGTGAACCCGACCGACGAAACGCAGCTCGACGTCTTCCTTCCGCTGCGGATCATCCCCCCGCTCGTCAAGACGAGCATCACCCTCGTGCAGGCGTAGGAGGCGATCATGGCTCGCGAATTCCACCCGACCGGACAAGTCACGATGGGCGGCTCCGTCCTCGTCGACGCCGACAACTACTCGAGCGACCACGACAACGGCGTGAAGCTCGTCGGCACGCTCGCCGACAAGCGCGGCCTCCCCGTCGACGGGATGCGTCAGGTCACCGTGACGTGGGACATGATGGTGACGAACGAGGGCCCCGAGGTCGCGGTCGTGGCCGCGGTCTGTTCGCGGCCGGTCATCAGCGCACCGATCCG